GCTTGTGGACTTTTTCGCTATGGATAAGCCTGATAACGTTCGGGCGCTATTGTCCTACGAGGGTACACTTATTTGGTTTAACGAAATTCGGGAAATCCCCCGTGCGGTTGTTAAAGCGGCTACTGACCGCGTAGGGCGGTATCCGTCAATGGCTAAAAACGGCATAATGCCCACATGGTTTGGCGTTATTGGTGATACTAACCCCCCTGACGAGGACCATTGGATATACGAGTTTTATACTGACCCGCCTGAGAATTATGAGATATATAAGCAACCCCCAGGCGTATTTGAGTGTACCGAGCAAGAAACGGACGATGACCCTCCCACTAAGTATTTTAAGTCTATTGACCCCCGTATGCCCGAATTAACTACTGATTCAGAGGATAAAATTGTACGCGCTGGTGGTCGTATATGGGTAGCGAATCCAGAGGCTGAGAATCTTGATAATTTACCTATGGCGCCAGGTACTGAAGACCCGTTTTGTCGGGGCGGGTATTATTTATTCCGTGTATCTGGTAAAGACCGCGATTGGATTAGGGGCTACTATCAGGGCGATTTTGGGCCTATATTTGATGGTAAACCCGTTATTCCGGAGTTTAATAGGGACGTACATGTCAGTGATAATGTGCAAATAATGCGCGATGTGCCTATAATCGGCGGATTTGATATTGGTGGTGGTACGCTCAATTCTGCTGCCGTTATAGCTCAAAGGCATCCCAGGGGTCCTTATTTAATACACGATGAAGTTAATCCCGATGGCGAGGGCGTAGGTTTGGCTGATTTTTCTGCTCAAATGTCACAGATACTCGCTCATAGGTTTCCAGAAGCTGACAATAAGGTGTTTTCGTTTTGGGGTGACCCTGCTGGGCGTCAACGCGATGCTATATTTGCTGTTACCGTTTTTGACCATTTACAGGAAATGGGGCTTCCTGTCCGTGAGGCTCCGTCAAATGACCCTAGATTACGTATCGAGGCTATTAAAGCCCCTATGGGGCGTATGGTAGATGGCCAACCCGCTTTGATTATACACCCTCGATGTAAGAATCTAATTAAAGGGCTTCAGGGCGCGTGGAGTTACAAGCGTATACAAGGTTCTAGTGCTTCTGAGCGTTTTAGAGAAGTACCCGATAAGAATCAATATTCTCACGTATGCGATGCATTAGGATATTTATTGCTAGGTTCAGGCGAAGGTAACTCTTTAAGGGGCCGAAATTCTAATCATGACCGTAAGACTAATTATAAACCTAGCACAAAATTTAATGTTTTTAAATAAAGTTCTTTACAAACATCTTTCGGATACGTATAATGCGTGATAAAGGGATAGTATTAAAACTGAATAAATCCCATTTAATTGAATATCCAAGTTTTGTCCAAGACATGCTTTGTCTTATAGAGCGTTATTCTAGTGAGTCGGGTTATGATTATACTTTTAGCAGAGAAAATGCTTATCAGACTTTAGTGTTTAGTTCATCTTCTGATTTTATTCACTTTTTAGTGTATATAGTTGATGGCCGAATAGTAGGATTTTGTGTATCACATACAGAGTCGGGTTGGATGGAAGAGACTATAGCGAATATGCATATGTTTTATATGTCACCTGAATATAGAGACTATTATAGTTCTCGTTTACTTTTACGGTCTACTATTGATTGTTTAAAAGAACAGGGCGTTAAGTATATTTTTGGCGGTTCTATATCTCGTATTAACGATAGGGTAACTCGTGGGTTCCATTTGCTTTTGGAACGTTTAGGTTTTGAGTCGGCAGGTTCGGGCTATGTAAAGGAAATTAAATGTTAATTCCTTCTATTTTATTTGATTCAGACAAACCTTTTAGTAAACACACTAATCCGGCTATTCGTTTAATGCAGCATCAGGCTGGTAGGCATAAAACTACTACGGCTCATAAGTTGATGACTAATGCTCATGGTAAACTGAGGCAAGCAACAAAACGGTCGATGTTTGAACCGAAATAAGGGAGATTAAAATGGGTAGCATTTTTGGGGGCGGTGGCCCTAGTTCAGAGCAAAAACGTCTTCAGCGCGAACAAGCGGCTAGAGCGGCGCGTCAAGAAAAGAAAAACGATGAGCGCTTAGCTGAAGAGGAGCGTATTAAGCTTTCTGCTAAAAGGGCGCGGCTTGCTGCTGGGGGTAAACCTCAGACTCTTTCGGGTTCTTTACTTGGCCATGAGCCTGATAATATGGGGAACGCTTAATTATGGCTAGGATGGCTGTTAAAGACCTTACTACTCGTATAGGTATAGCTTGGAGCGAAACGGAGGCTTTTAGGGAAGTTTTAGATGATGCTTATGCTTTAGCTGCCCCAAGCCGAAATCAATTTAAGGGTACTCGTTCACCTGGTGAGACACACGGCAATCAGGTTTTCGATAGTACTCTTATGACATCTCTTAATAGATTTGCTAATCGTATTCAATCGGCTCTATTTCCTTCTTTTCAAGATTGGGCTGAATTTGTTCCGGGTAATACACTTAAAACTCTTATGTCGGGGGATGAGAAAAAGCTTAATGAATTTAGAGCGCAAGCTGATGCTGCTACAGCGGTATGTTTTGCGTCTATTCATCGGAGTAATTTTGCTCAAGCTATTCATGAGATGTTAATGGATTTGGGCTTCGGTACAGGGTGTATGCTAATTAACGAGCTTCCTGTTGGCGAGGAAAATTTATTCGAGTGCGTATCTGTTAATCCTGCTGAGATGGCTTTTGATTCAGGACCTTACGGCAAGGTTTGGGGTATCTTTCGTAAACACGAAGTAAAACCGCATCTTGTCAAATCTATGTGGCCTGATTTTAAGGCGCCTGAAGGTTGGGATGAAGTTATTAAAGATTCTATGACTTCTAATAAGAAAATTAAATTAGATGAAGCTTGTTATTATGATGAAGATACGGGCAAATGGTATTTTGATATAATCTATTACGGTGATGTTAATAAATATTCTTCTAATAGTTCTGGTGGTACTCGTATCGTAGAGCGCACAATGGATAATTGTCGCTGGATTGTTCCTCGGTGGATGCGTATGACGGGTGAAACTCGCGGGCGTGGTCCTGTTCTTCAAGCTCTTCCTACAGCTAAGTCTTTGAATAAAGCCCAGGAATTGTTGTTAATAAACGGTTCTTTTCAGATTCATCCAATGTTTACTTATATTGATGATGGTATTTTTAACCCAGGCACTTTTAGTATTGTTCCAGGCACATTAAATGCTGTTTCTACTAATGGCGGTTCCCGTGGTCGTTCAGTTGAGACTTTAGACGTAGGTGGTGATTTACGTTTAACGCAATTTATCTTTGAAAATATGCAAATGGATATTAAGAAGATAATGCTTGATGACCAGTTACCTCCTGAGCAGGGCGGTGTTCGTTCCGCTACAGAATGGACTGCGCGTCAAGCTGAGCTTTCTAATTCTATTGGCGCTCCATTTGGGCGTATATTTTCCGAGTTTATACAGCCTTTCATGAAAGTTGTTTTAGAGATTCATGTTAAGCGCGGCGTTATTCCTAAACAGACTTTAGACGGGCATGTTACTTCTTTACGTGTTACAGCGCCGTTTGCACAAGCTCAGAATGTCAACGAGGTTAATGCTGCGGCACAGCTTGTTGAGCTTACTTCTATGCTTGGTGAAGAGACTTTACAGATGTCTTTGAAGACAGAGAATTTCGGTAAATACTTTGCTGAGAAGATGGGCATCCCGTATGACGTACTTATTAGGACCGAAGAGGAACGCGAAGAGATGCAACAGGAAGCTATGGCTATGCAGCAAGCTCAGATGCAGCAGGAGCAGCAGTTTTCTATGGAACAACAAATGGCTAAACAACCACAACAGGGGCAATAGATGGATATTAAAGCGTCTACACTTAGACCACCTACTGGATGGGCTTCTCTTAATATAGAGCCTAATGCTGAATCAATTATAAATCAACATGATATGAATACTGAGGCTTTAGCTTTAGCTCGTTCTTTTAATGAGACATTTACTAAAGGTTCTGGCCCTGCTGTTTTAAGTAAGATTGAACAGTTTGTTTATAGTAAGCCTTTGTTAGAAGAAGGACCTAATATGTCTGAATTAAATATAGCCCGTAGCGGTATGCGCGAAGTTATTGAGTTTATTCAAATGCAAATTCTGTTAGCGCAGAAAGGGGAATAGTTATGCCTGAGAAAAAAGAAAATTATAATTTTGATGAAGATAAGATTATATCTGATGTTTATAATGCTGTTGAGCGAATACCTTATTATCATCGTAGTAAGCTGTCTAATTTACGGCACATTTTAAATGCTTTTGCTTCTTTTAAGGAAAAGTTACGCCACGAGGCTGAGGTTAAAGCTTCTACTGGGGCTTATGACCCTTTGGGGCAT